CTACATCTTTTACCTTTAATGATGCAAAATTATTTGGTTCATCATCAACACCAATTAAAGTAATTATGTCTCCTTTTCTAATACCATCAGTATTACCACCACCTGCATCTAAATCTAAAAATGTATTATCATCATCTACAATAGTATCAGATGCTCCAGACGAACCTTGATTAAATGCTAATTTATTTGCACTAAATTGTTTAGAAGTTACTGTGCCTAAATCTATTGCTTCAGATTCAAAAGAATCATCTGTTAAATTATAAAGGTCAACAGTACCTGTAATACCATCTGCAATTGCTAACCAGTTTTCCCCTGTATCTAAAGAACTAGAACCTGCTTCATGGTCTGATTCAAATATAAATACTCCAGTACCTGCAGCTATACCACCTGCTTGTGTATTTGGTACATCTTGATGCTCTATATTACCACCTAATGCCTTAATACTATTTCTTTCATCAAGAATAATATTGTCTGCTATTGATAATGCATTATCAGGAATATCTCTAGCATTAGTTGCATTAATTAAACCTGCATCAAATCTATTTACGCTTATTAGAGCTTTTGGCATTGTTTACTTTCTTTTTCTTTTTTTTACCATAATGTTTTCTACGTTCTTGATTTATACCTTTAATA